TGGCTGCAAGGGCGGCGTCCGCGATCTGGTCGATGCGCTGCTGGGTGCCATGCCCGTTATCTGCCCCGGCCTTTAGGGAGAGGGCGGTCGTAGGCTGTCCCCCGGGCTGGAGGCCCGCGCCGCCCGCAAACCGGGGCGTGGCGATTTCCTCGTCGGCCTCCGGCTCCGGGATGCTGAACTTTTTGTATAGGTAGCTGGTCGGTACACGCAGGCCGGTCTTTTCGATAAGGGTGCCGATGATCTCTGCCGTTTGCGTGAGGTCTTCCGATTCCTCGCAGTCAAACCGGATGTGCGGGATGCGTTTATCCTCCCCGAAGTTGAAGATGCACAGGGGCCGGATAAGGTCGCGCCGCAGGGTGGAGGCCAGAGCCTTGCAGTCCGCGATGGTAAGGTCGTGGCGCACATCGTTGTGGGTCTTGCTCTGGGCGTAGCTCCCGCCCCCGGAGTCCGAGGTCAGCGTCTGGCCGAGTATGGCCTTGCTGATCTGCTCGTCGCAGTATCGGGCCAGCCGTTCATAAAGGTCGGAGCTGGAGGTCTTCTCGGTGTTGATGAAGTCGATGGTCGTGCCGTCCGGGATGATACCGGCGGCATCCGCCCCGATCTGGATGAGGGCCTGCATGAGCGCCACCTTGTCGGCTTCGCTTGCCCCCGGCTGGTATTTCCCCAGGCGCAGCGGCAGGCCGTACACCTCGGCAAAGCTGACCCAATCCTTGAGGTCGTAGTTTTTGAATAGGTACATCCAGGCCACGACCCGGAGAATGCCCGCCCGCGAGGTATGCCCGCTCCGGGCCTTGTACTTGTGGACGATGAATTTATTCCCGGGGAGCAGTATCCCCTCCGGGGCCTCTCTGGTGCGAACCTTGAAGGAGTCGTCCAGGCTGTCCCAGAAAAAGCGTTTCTGGTGCCGGGTCTTGATGCTCTGAACCACGACATGGCCCTCATCATAGCCCCACATGATTTCGCTCACTGCGAACCCCTTGCCGATTGCGTCCAGCAGATCGGTCTCTACATCCTCAAAGCCCTCGATGCCGCCCAGCTGCTCCTCGATGAAGTCTGCGATCTCCTTGTCCCGTGGATCGTCCCCAAAGGGGATGATCTCAAAGTCCAGGCCGGTGACGGCGTTTTTCCGGGTCTGCAGCTGGCTGAAAAGGTGGGGGTCTTTTTCCTCCATTTCCTCGAACAATTCCATTTGCCGGAGGACATCTCCTGCATCCGCCTCCTGGAATATCTCCGCCAGCCGCACCGGGGTCAGGCCGTTGGACGGATACTCGCTGTATTTATCTGTTACCTGGGCAACGGCGATCTCCCGCGTTTCCGGACGCTGGGGTGGTGCTGCCGGTGGCTGCTGCCGTTTTCGTTTCCTGCTCATTCCGTCACCGCCTCCTCAATACGCCGCTGGGCTGTGGCAAAATACGCATCATCCAGCTCCACGCCGATGAAGCGCCGCCCGGTCTTTTTCGCGGCCACCAGGGTGGAGCCGCTGCCCGCAAACGGGTCGAGGATAAGGTCGCCCGGCTTGGTGACCGAGCTGATAAGGTTAGACAGCAGACCCACCGGCTTTTCGGTCGGGTGTACCATCTGGGCGCTATTCAACTTCTGGTAAGTGATTAAGTCCTTCGGCCTATGTCCCGGGAAACAGAATTTTCCCTTGACGGCAAAAATTATGTTTTCATGGGAGGGTGCGAATTGAGTTTTGCAGTCTCCTACCCCATGATAAACCTTATCCCAGATCACCTCGCTCCGAACATTGAAGCCCGCCATCCTCATCGCATCGATAAAGGTCTGTTCCACATCCCAGCGTGTAAAGCAAATCAGCGACCCCCTTCCGGATTCTCCCGATTTCAGCACACGGAAAGCGTCGTACAGAAACCAGATAAACGGCGACCGATCATTCTTGATCCGCGCCCCCGTCTTAGAGACATAGTTGATGCCGTAGGGCGGGTCGGTGATGATTGCGTCCACGCTTTCCGGCTCCATCTGCCGGAGTACGGTGAGGCTGTCACCATGTATGAGGGTGTTTTCCTTGATTTCGATATTGATATATCTCACCTCCTTAATACGCACCCCGCTTGAAGTCCAGGGCGCGGGCAATGACGCTCCGATAATCGACCCGCCGACCGACCTTTATATCCAGGGCCAGCTTTACTGCCATCTGCAGACCGTCCGGGCCGTCTTCGTTCTTGCCCATCGGGTACTCGGTCATCTGCTTTAACAGGGCCTTGTGCTTTTTGCTGAACTTGACATAGCCGTTCTTCACAAAAGGCTGCAGGCTCTGGATGCGGGCGTCCTTGTTTTGGGTGCTGTTGATTTCTTCAATCGGCAGGTACTCGCCGACCGCCGCCGCCTTCTGCCGCATGATCTCGGCAAAGTAATACTGGAACTGCACCGTTTCGACCCCGAATTTGTAGTAGGGCCGCTTATAATCCCGCTGCAGGCGGCGGCTGGCCTCCAGCGCGTCCTCGATGATCTGGTCGGGCTTCCGCTTGGCGATGTCCGCGATGACCACATACAGATAGCCGGTCATGGTATCCTTGGCCAAGGCGAAAATGCTGCTGGTGTCCGATTTCTTGTTTTTGCCCAGCGATGGGTCGTTTGCCCCGATAAACAGAAAACGCGGGTCGGAGAAGTCCGGTTGCTGTTTTCCGTCATCGTCCCAGAAGTCGAACCATTCTTCCTGGAAGGTGCAGTTTTCCGGGTCAATCGGGTCATTCTGGATCTCACTGTTAAAGCTGGCCTCGCCCTCTGAAATGCGGATGACCATGAGGTCATAATAGGAGAGCTTTTCTTCCCATAGGACGGCAGTACCCTGCAGCATCTCCTCGCGGTTGGCCTCGTAAAAGGCCAGGGCCTCCTCCTGCCTTCTGTCGTTGCTGAGATCGGTGAATATCCGCTCCCAGGCGTCCCACAGCTCCGTATGATCCGCAAAGCTGATAACGCCCTGGTATCTCACCGCTTTGTAGCTTGGGTTTTTGGCGACATTCGCCAGCAGCGCGTCGAAGTGCAGCAGCGTCCCAATATACACGATGTCGGTATAGGTGTCGCCCGCCTTGGAGACCGCCTTATAAAACCAATCCCGGAGCTTTTTGCGCTGCTCCGGTGTGTTCACATTCTCGTCATTCTCCAGATCGTCGCAGACAATGAGGTCGGGTCTCCACTGCTTATGTCGCCGACCGCGGATTTTCTTGCCGGAGCCGATTGCCTCGATCTTGACCCCGTTGGCCAGCAGGATGACCGATGATTTCCAGACCCGGCCCTGCAGCTCTCCGAAGTCCTCTCGCAGCGCCGCGTTTTCCTCCAGCTCCGTTTTGATGTCCGCCAGAAACCCCTCGGCCTGTTCCGAACTGTCGGAGAGGATGATGATGTAATGCTTGTATGCGTAAAGGGCTGCGTGCAGATCGTCCTTGAAGGTAAAGGTGGTGCTTTTGGCGTGGCCACGCGGAGCCTCGATTGCTCTGCGGCATCCGTCCCCCCGGCTGATCTCCTTTGCGTCAGTGTCTGGATTTTTCCCCTTTAGCACACCCTCCCGCCATATCCTGTCCAGCTCCCCGTGAAAGGCGGGTGAGCTACGGACAAAGTAATGGGCGAGATAGGCCCGGCCAAAATACTCCAGGTCGAAGGCCCCCAGCCTGCGCCGCAGGCCCTTCGACCCGGTCAGCTCTTTCCCGGCGCGGTAGTCCCGCAGGAGTGCCGCACGCTGCTCCGGAAAGTTGTCTCCCCGGACAACATATTCGAGAAAAAGCTGCTGCTGATATTCCCGGTTTGCCACCGCTTCCCGGTCTTCCGGTTCCTCCAGTTTTTCCAGGTATTCGGTGAGGTCAATCTTCGCCATCGGTCAGCACCTTCTCTCTCGCACGAGCCAGAACATCATGCAGCTCCCCTACAAGCTCCGGGTGCTGCCGGATCGCCGCCATCAGCTCCGCCTCCATCTGGTCAAAGGCAAGCTCCGCCTTTTTCTTCAGATCGGCCCGGACGCGTTTTTCATAGGTGGCATTCCGGGAAAGGGAAGCGATCAGCCGCCCGGCCTTATCCAGCGGCAGCTCGTCGAACTCCTCCTCGGCGGTGCTGACCCGCTGCATGAGGCCGTCCATCAGCACCAGCTCCGCCGCCTTGGTATAATCGAGGTCGGGGTGAGCCTCCACCGCCTGGGCGATTGCCTGGGTGCGCTGCAGCGTCTCAGCGACGCGCTGCGCCGCCTCTCTGGTGCGGACGGCATAGCGCCCGACTGCCGATTTACTGATGGGATAGCCCTCCTCTTTCAGCCATTCCGACAGCTCCATGTAGGTGTTGGCCGGGTTTGCCAGTTTCATCTCAAACTGTGATTTGAGAGGCTCCGGCAGATCGTCCACGCTGGAATGGATGCGCCTGCGCCGACGCTTCTTGTCAGACATTGACACCACCGTCCTGGATGGTATCTTCCACCAGGTCGATGCCTTTCTTGGTGAGCTGCACCACCGCATCTTTGCGGTAGGCATTATAGGCACTGACCGACCGGGCGGTGAAAGCGATGTAGCCGCCATCCTCCAGGTACTTGAGGTACTTGCCGATGTCCGGCGTCATGATGAGGTTATCTGCCATGAGTGCGTTTACGATCTGGCGCACCAGCAACGCCCCGTTGTTGCCTCTGGCCAGGGCGCGCATGATATAGCCCCGGATCGCTTTGTTCTTTTCCACCTCCTGCTCGGTGGTTTCATCTAAAAAGGCCATATCTATCCCTCCTTCCTGCCTACTGAGATGAGATTAAGAACCCTGTCGAGCTTCTGGTCTAACCCGCTGATATTGTGATCAACGCTGTTCATGCTGCGGATAAAGTCTTCCCGCAGGGTATAGACCAGGGGCAAATCGCTTTTCAGATCGCCCAGCTGCCCGGACAGGTCTTTGATGTCCTGCTCCCGCTTGCGTTCCTCCTCCCGGATGTCGGCGGCGTTTTTCTTGTCGGCCTCCTCCAGCGATACAAGCGTCTTCTTGATAAAATAGGTCAGCGCCCCCACGACCAGGGTGCAGAGCAGCGACGCCGATGCCCCGATGATGGCGGTGATTTGGGTGACATCCATAGGGGCCTCCTTTACTGCGGCTGTGCGCTATCGTCGAATACAATGCTCTCGGGCAGCAGGATGGGATCGGCCTGCTTTACCTTCAGAACCTCGTTTTCAATGCACTTTTTCAGATAGCTGTCAAAGCTGCCCAGATTCTTGGTGATGACCCGCTGCGCCTCCGGGCCAATCTGCTTCTTTACATCATTAAATACATCCCTGCCCAGGGCCACCAGCTCCGCCCGGTCTTTTGTCCCGGCCTTAACCGCCTCCCGCAGCGCCTTGGCGGTGGTCTGTTCCATTGCGCCCACCGACAAGGTGACCAAGTTGGCTACATCCAGGACGGCGTTGTTCAGCAGCTGCCGGGCTTTCTCGTCAGCGATCTGTGCTGTCTGCGCCTGCAGCTTCGACGCTCCCAGGCGGATGTAGTAGATCGCGTATGTCCCGGCTAGCGTGATGACCGCCAGCATCAGGTTTACCAGGGTTTCGCTGACTACGCTCTGAATGATTTCCATGTTCATGTTTGCGTCCTCCTTTAGACAAAAAAATTGAGAGTAGAAGCATAGCTTCTACTCTCATGTTACTGCCTTTTCCCGGAAGGTTACATACGAACTACTTCTAAGAAAAGCGTTTAGGATTGCCTGTTTTCCGGGCCGACATAGTCAAAAATGCTTATCTGGCCTTCGGCGCAGCCCTCGCCGCAAAGCTGCCGTACCCATCGCTCCGTTACACCATATTTTTTAGCAAGCTGTGGGTGGTTGTATCCGTTAAACTCGCCCTTGATGCGGGCATCCCGAGCGGGACGAAGGATGCTCTCCGGCTTGGGGATATAAACCGTTGCGCCGCCGACCACCTCGGCCAGCTTGTAAAAATTGGAGACGCCGATCTCCTCGGCAATTTGCTTATACAGGCCCTCCGGTATCATCTCAAGCGTCAGATCTTTCAAAAGCTCATCCATGTCCCGCCTCCTTTATCAGCCTGCCTTATTCTGGAGCAGCCTGCCCATAACGCCCAAAACCTCCCCGACCGTGATCTCCTGGCCGAGTTTCTTTTCCCAATACTCCGGGCTTTCGATCACTCCGGCGTCTACAAGGGCCTGCAGGCCCTCCGTCTGCCACTTGGGGTACTGTGCCGCCTCCGGCTGCTGGGCGGGCGTGTCGGGGCTTTGCGGTGTCTCATAGGCGAGAATTGCCGCCAGCATTTCGACCACCTTTGCGCCGTACCCTTTGCCGGGTACCGCCCAGCCCTTGCCGTTGGGGTTGTCCGCTGCCCCCAGCCACTCCACATAGGGGGCGCTGCCCCTGGCCACCAGAGAGAAGCGTGGGTCAACACAGCTGCCCGCCAGGGCCTCGGTGGAAGCGTAGGCTTTGAGATGCTGTACCTGCGCCCGGACGCCGGTGCGGGGATCGGGGAAGGTCGCGGCCTGCCCCTTGGCGTTTCCATTCAGCGCACCGATGCCAGCGAAGTTGTTCTGGCTCGGCTGCACGATCCCGCCATACCGGAAGAAGCCGGTCTCATGCAGACTCTGGGCAAAGGCCACATCGCCCCGGACGCCCTCCGTCTCGCCTTCCTCCAGGAACATCTGACAGAGCTGCTCCAGGGAGCAGCTGGTCAGCTGCGGGGCGGCGTTCTTGCTGCGGCAGTACAGGGCCATCTGCTGGGCCGTGGCCTGGGCCTTGCCCATGATCGCGGTCTTGCCCTCGGGCTTTTCCTCCGCCTTGACCCCAAAGTGTTCCGCCAGCAGATCCGCCTCCATGACCGCCAGCTTTTCCAGGTTGACATCCTCCAGCAGCCACCTCGTCGCGGCGGTGTTGGTATGGAAGCTATGCTCGATCAGCATATAGTAGGGAGTACCCACCGCCCTGGCCCCGCGCAGGACGCCGTAGTATTCGCCCCCGGCGCTGTTTTTGCGGGTTGCGGTGCGGCCTGCCTGGTGGGTACCCATCAGCGCCCCGATCTGCTTGGCCAGCTTGAGCGACAGGCTGTCCACATCGTTCAGATTGTCGAAAGCCCGGTACACCACCGGATAGTCGATATTCTCCGGGTTGCTGGCAGCGCTGCCCACCGCGTTGGAATGCAGCGAGATAAACACATCGCAGCCCTTGGAGGCGGTGCCTCGGTTGTAAACGCTGAGGTCTGTGCCGATGTCCGGCCTGGTGGTGATGACCTCAAAGCCCCGGGCCTCCAGCTGGGCCTTCAGCTTCAAGTGGAGCGCCCATGTCATCTCGCTTTCATAGTAGCTCTTTACCACCGGGCTGCGGTTGTACTTGCCAAAATGCCCGGCGTCCAGGCAAACCCTCATTTTACTCATCGTCCGATCCCTCCTCGTCTGCGTGGTAGATAGGCTCCCCATCCACTTCATTGATCTCCGGCTCCTGCGCCGGGGCGGTATCCACCGCCTGTGTGTTGTTCTTCTTTGCCATAATGTGGCTCCTCCTTAAAGGTTATATTTCCAGCGGCCTTTTGCCGCCAGATTGCTTAGTTGTGCGTCGCGTCAAAATTCTCCCTGGCCCACCGGTTTCCGGTGGCGTACACGGCCCGCCTGGTGCGTTCTGCGGGGCTTTCCCGCCGCCCGGGGATGGAGGCCAGCGCCTCCATCATCCCGCAGACCGGGCAAATATCGGTGGCATTGTCGGCCCTGGAAAGGGCGGGCGGCTCGGTGTACTCCCTGCCGCAAAGCGGGCAGACCTTCGCTTGCTTGTTCATGGCTGCGCTTCCTCCTTTGCCTTCTCGCGCTGGAGAATTGCCTTGAGGCCCTCGATGACCTTCTCGCATTGTACCGGTGTCAGCCATTCCAAGCGGTCAACATGGGTAACGCGTTTGACAAAGCCCTGGATGCGCTTAGGGTCGTCATTCCAGCCCAGCTCTCCGCACAGGGCAAATATTTTCTGGCGCTGCGCCACTGTCTGCCGGTTGCCACCGGTATCGGTGCGCTTGGTACCCTGCCGCTGGCTGGCCCCGTCCTTCATGTTCTGCAGTACCCGGGCCACCTCGTTGATCTGTCCCTGGGTCAGTTCCCGGATGCTCTCCTTGCCGGTTTCTCGAAAAACAAGGGCATGGAGGTCATCGTCCGTCATCCCCAGCTCCGACGATTTTGCGATTGCCCAAAGGGTGCGGATGGAGGGCTGCTTGCGTCCTTTCTTTGCAACTGTCATATCCTTGCTCCCTTACGTTATTTTCGGTTATGGCGGCGGCTCTCTTTCCGCATCTTGGAACGCTTTCTTCGCCATTTTCCCAGCCCCGTCTTGGGGCGTTTTCTGGATAGGGGGCGAAAGGTGTGCCGCCTTTCTCTGGTTTCAATGGTGTCAAAGGTGAACCATCGACTGGTATAGCCGAAAACATCATTCAACATATTAGTCACCGGCCTTGATCTGCTCCAGCCGGGCGATATTCACATCGTAGCCGAATACATCGCTCTGCTTCCAGGTCGCGCCCACAGCGTTGACGGTGTCCTCGCCGTACTTTTTGAGGGCCTCCTTGCTGACCTTCTCCTCGACGATGATGCAGTCGGTCATCTGCCGGGATTTGAGTCGCCGGATGATCTCCTCCAGCTTTTCCTTTGCCCTGGGCAGCGAAACCGAGGTGGAGAGCCGGAAGCCGACCTCCCCGAAAGTAAGCACCCGGGATTTCCCCTTGCCCAACTCGTCCCGATGGTCGGTCACAAACACCTTGATCTCACGCTCCAGACGGGCAACGCTGTCCCGGTAGGGTTTCGTCTGCTCCTCGGCGACCTTCTGCGCCCCGATGATCTGCCGCTGCATATCGCTCTCGATCTCACTGACCGCGATCTGGGCCTCCGCGATCTGCCGGAGAGCATCGTTCACATCCTCCCAAGTCTTGAGGGCCGGTGCCTCAATTACTCTTTTCCTTGCCATTGATAAGCTCCTTCCTTTCTGCTGTGATTGTAAGTACCGGGGCGTCGGCCCCTGTTTGATATGAGGGGACATCCCCACCGGGAGGCTCCCGGGCGGTGGCCGGGGCATCGTCCTGGTAGAGAACCAGCGTTTCCCCGAACATCATATAAAGGCCAAGGGGGAGGGTGAGCAGCACTGCGGTGGC